GACTGTGACTGAACGCAGCTACGACGCGCAGCGGAAGGCGGACGCGCGAGCCGAGAAGCGCGACCTCATCATTCCGGCTCCACTCAATGTGGAGCGTCGCGAAGCGTGCGAGGCCAGTACGCCGCTTTGGCTCAGCACGTACTGCCCGGACGTGTTCTATAATCCATTCACGTTTCACCAGCGGCGCATCATCGACGATTGCGACGAGGTGCTGCTCTACGGCACGCAGAAGTGTAAGGCGGCGCAGCGCGGCGGCGGCAAATCGTCGGTGCTGAAATACGCTGCGCTCAAGTATGCACTTCGGCGGCAGATTCGCTTTCCACTGCTCATCTCGGCGACCAGCACGAAGTCAAAGAAGACCCTGCAATCGCTCGAGCGCAGGCTGGCGACGTCGGCTATCTACGATCCGCGAACGAAAGGCTTTCGGCTGTTGAACGCTCTTGCGGAAGATTATCCGCTGGAGTGCTGCATTGCCGCGTATGTCGACCCTTGGCCGTCGCGGGCTCGCAACGTGACGGCGAACGGCGGCCGGTCGGTCAATTGCGAATGGGGAGCCGACTGGTTCATTATCCCGACGTGGGCCGACGAGGAACCGCTGGGGCCGATCATGCTTGCCCTGGGGATTACATCTGACGAGCTCCAGGGCTGCAATATCTACGATCAGCGGCCGGACTTCGTGTTGCTAGACGACCTCGACTCGCGTGATTCGCTGGCAGCGCAAGACGGCGTGATGGCCGGCAAGATTGAGGAGATTATCGACAAGACCGTGGCGGGGTTGGCCGGTCAGAGTCGACGGCTTGGGCAATTCATGCTTTGCACGATCACGAGCCGCCAGGCTGCTGCGTACAAGTATTCCGACCCGGCGCAGAAGCCGGCTTGGTCCGGTGAGCGCATCCCGGCGATTCTCAAATGGCCGGAGCGACGTGACTTGTGGGACCAGTACATTGCGTTGCGGCAGGCCGGCAAGAGTGACTTGAAAGACGGCAAGCCGAAGGATGTTTTCGGTCGAGAGTCGCACGCTCTGTATCTTGCTAACCGCGAAGAGATGGATCGCGGTGCCGAAGTCGAAAACCCCTACAACTACGAATCCGGCCTATTGCCAGACGGCACGCAGAAGCAAGTCTCTGCGCTGCAGGCGTGCTTTGACTACATCGCCGACTATGGCATGGAGTCGTTTCTCACGGAGAAGCAGAACGACCCGCCGGAGGAAGACGGTGCCGAAGACTCCGGCATTACGCCGCAACTGGTCATGTCTCGCACGAACGGGCTTGATCGTTGCGAGCTGCCGCGCGGTTGCCAGAAGCTCACCGTCTTCATCGATCTTGGCGACCGGATTTGCCACTGGTGCGCCATCGCCTGGACCGATGGATGCATCGGCTACGTGGTCGACTACGGGATTGAGTTGGTCGATCGAATCTACGTCGATGGCGTGGCGCAGAAGGACCGCGACCCGAGGGCGCTCGAGGTGGCGTTACTGGAGACATTGCGGCGGTGGCGAAGCGCCTTGCAATCAACCACGTACAAGGACGGCGACGGCGTGCGCAGAGAACCCGATATCATCCTGGTCGACTCGGGCGACGGCGACCACAAGAACGCGGTCTATACCTTCGTCAAAGAGTCTGGCGGCGCGTTCCATGCGGCGAAGGGTATCGGCAAAGGCAAGTTCCACATGGGTCAGCCAGGACCGCACCGCAAGCACTTCGAGGAGTGCTATTCGCATTTTCAGCCCGACGAGCGTATCTGGCTCTACAACCACAACTCCGATCACTGGAAGCGATTTGCGCACCAGCGATTCTTGACGCAGACCCGCGACGAAGGCGGCAAGATGCAGGCCGGCACTCTGTCGCTCTTTGATTGCCCGAAGGTGGCGGCATTGCTCGACGAGCGCAAGACGTTTGCGTATCAGGTTGTCGGTGAGGTGTGGGTCGAACAATACATTCAGGGCAAGGGCTGGAAAAAAGAGTTTGTTTCGCGCGGCAAGCACAATCACTTTTTGGACGCGGTTTCTGGTTGCTGCTGCGGCGCGGCGATCGAGGGGATTCGGTTGGTGGCGACGAGCAAGCCCAAGAAAGAGCGCACCAGCCTTGCGGCTCTCAAGGCACAAGCAGGGAGGAAGGTGGGGTGAATTACGGGGACGAGAAGCATTGGCAGGTAGGAGATATCGTGACTCGAGACGGCTCAGACGAGCAGCGGATCGATGCAATCAGTGAGTGTCGCGATCTCATCATCGTGACCTGCATTAAAGCACCGGATACGCCGTGGTGTGCGATTGGTGAGACAGAAGAGAATGCGACCAGACGCTACAACTTCGTGCGGAAGGGAGTCGCAAGTCAATGAGCGATCACACCGACAACTGGCCGTGGAAGCGTCTCCCTGAGGACATGCCGCGTCCGCCGGAGGTTTACCGCTATCGACTTTCGGACGGCAAAGACAAGATGCTTCCCGCCACCCATGCGGAAGCGAAGGCGCAGGGGACCGGAGGATGAATGATGTCATGGCTTAATTCGCACGTTCGATTCGAAGACCACCGAGCGATTCTCTATATCAGTCGCCGCAGCCGAAGTGGAGGCGACCGAATCAATGCCCTGCTTATGGATGCCGCCGAGCCTCACGTTATCGAGCCGCTCGTGCGGCTCCTAATTATGGAGGCACGACCCGAATTGTCGGGCTGCTGCATCTGGGCGCTGAACTTCAACTACGATCTGTACGCTTGGGAGATCGGTATCTCTCACCCATCACTGCCGGCTGTCCCCGATGGCTGCATGTCGAAGCGGATTCCTCTATATCCAGAGCCGGCTGAGGCAGCCGCATGACCGACACCAACACCGTCCGCGGCTACTCGCCGTTTTACCTTGAAGTCGTCGATGGCACCGTCACGGTTGCCGCCGAAGTCGTGCTCAACACGATTCGCCATGAGCCGCCGTGGTACGCATGGGCCGAAGGCGACAAGATGCTCGCCGTGCTCTTTGCAAGGAATGAGGTCATGGCGCGGCAGCAGGCGATGTTTATTTGCCAGATGACCGGCGTTCTTCATCGAACCGGAACCGCCGCGATGCCGCACAGCGAAAAGGACTTGGTGAACCTGGCATTGATGCCGTGGTTCGGTGAAGAGAACCACTACGATTGGCTCTCTGGTCCGAAGTGCGCGGAGTATGTACCGCCGTCTGTTGGTCAGTCTGACCTGACGTTGCCGGCGCTGACGATCGAAGCAACCCCAGGGGGGCAGGTATGAGCGATAAACGACCGACGTTTGGTGAAATGAAAGCTGAGTCCAGTGGCAGCGAATCCAGCCTGCGATGCCCAGGATGTAATGCCGTATTGTTTGTCTACAAGACCACCAACGGAAAGACGGTCATTTGGCGGCACGAAGCATGTCGAAACCCGTCTTGCAAGAAAGCGTTCAAAACTCGCCAGCCACGCAAGGAGATTGTGCGTGAAATTGAGCGCCGCCGAGATGAGTCCAGCTCTGGACAAGTTGAGTTGAGGGTACTAAGGGATATCGCGTAGAGTTTAAGTGCATACAAATTTGGGGGCCGTGCAACCTTGCATGGCTCGCGTCTGGACCGAGCTGGCCGGCTCGTTTCGGTGACGCAATTCATCGAGCTCCATTGCGGGGGTTCGTGCGAGTAATCGCGCGTGCCCCCGCTTTTCTTTTGGTGCTCGATGGCTGAAATCACCAACGACGAAATCTCGGAAGCTGCCCGTTCAGCAGAGAGCGCGGCGGCTGGTGATAAGTCGATGACCAGGGCCAGCATCAAAGACATGATCCTGGCCCAAGACCACGCCGCCAAGCAGGCCGTTGTAGCGGACCCGTTCAGTTGCTTGAACGTTCGCCGTCGCAAGCCGCCGGGAGGTGGCTAGTGGCAAGGCTTCTTGATCATACCGGCAGTCCATTCCCTGATCGCCAAGGTCGACTAGGGATTGTCGATATGCGCAGCAGCCATCGCCGCGCCAGGATGTCTTACGACGCTGCCGGCGATTCGGTGGAGTTCCAAAATCACTGGGCTTCCGCAGACTCGCTCGACGCCGACTGCGCTAACAATCTGTCGGTTCGTCGCAAGCTCCGCAACCGCTCGCGGTATGAAGCCGGCTCAAACCCCTATTACAAGGGCATCCTGCGAACCTATTGCAATTCGCTAGTCGGTACTGGGCCATCGCTGCGAATGCTCAGCAAGAACCGCGACTTCAATCAACTGGTTGAGCGCGAATGGTTTAAGTGGACGCACGAGGTTCATCTCTCGCGCAAGCTCTGGTCGATGGCCTATGCCAAGACCACGGATGGAGAAGCCTTTGCGGTCTTGCAAACCAACCCCGCCTTGCCGGGCGTGCAGCTCGATTTCATGCCGATCGAGGCGGAGCAGGTTCATTCGCCGTATGTTCCACACGACGAGCCCGGCTACGTCGACGGAATCAAGTACGACGAGCACGGCAATATCGAATGGTACGACGTTCTGCCGTATCACCCTGGAAGCAACTATGCCTTTGCAAATCAAGACCCGATTCGCGTTCCTCCGCAGAATGTCTTGCACTGGTTCAGGAGTGAGCGCCCTGGCACGCATCGCGGGGTTCCTGAGTGTACAAGCGCCCTAAACACTGGCGCGTCTTCGCGCCGCCATCGCGAGGCGACCATTACGGCAGCAGAGCACGCCGCCGATCTTGCCGCGCTGATTATGACCGACCTGCCACCCAATGGCGAAGCGGATCTTGCCAGCCCGTTTACTTCGGTCGACTTCGAACGCGGCCAGCTGACTTCGCTGCCGATGGGTTGGAAAGCGGAGCAGATGGAAGGCAAGCATCCAAACGCACAGTATGCTGACTTTCACCGTCTGCAAATCAGCGAACAGGGGCGACCGCTAGAACTTCCGTACAACCTTGCCTCGTGTGACTCGTCTACCTACAGCTTCGCCTCTGGCAAGCTCGATACGATTTGCTTCCGCAAGCGATTGGACGTAGAGCGCGGCGACGGCGACCTGATGGTGATGGATCGGCTGTTTGCGGCTTGGTTCCGTGAGTGGACGGTTCTCACCGGGAACGTCTTCACGCCAGCGCATCAGTGGGACTGGCCAGCGCATCCGGTGATTGACGCCGTGCAAGAGGCGAACGCGCGACGCACGGAACTGCACGATGGCACGCTGACCTATCGTCAGGTCATGTCCGATAAGGGGCAGGACTACGAAGACCACCTGACCATCCAAGCAGAAGATATCTTTGGCGAGGCCGATGACGAGAACATCGCCAAGGTTCGCCTGATCAACCTTCTTCGCACGACCCCACAGCACGCGATTCAATACGTCGCCGCTGTCGTGGGCATTGAACTGCCGAGCGCCGCTGCGCCGCAGCCTTCTCAACCGAAGCCAATGGAGGTCAATGAAGATGACACAGTCGTCGTATAAGGCGAGGTTCGCGTCGGCATACACCGCAACGTTCGTTGGCGAAACCGAGCCAGTGACAGTCAAGGCCGCCGCAACCGAAGGTGGGCCGCCGTCATTCGGTGGCATCGCCTACAGCGGTGGAAGGGTCTCTGGTTCAACGTGCAGGCCGCCGCTCGATGGCGACTACGTGATCGACCTGTCGGGCACCGAGGCGACAAAGAATCCGAAAGCCAATCTCGACCACCACCGCACGTCGCGAGTCGGTCACGTCACCGACTATCAGAACGACGGCAAGCAAATCAGCATTCTCGGACTTCTCTCGGCAAGAACGCCATCGCAAGCGGAAGTAGTCGAGAGTGCAGCCAATCAATACACCTGGGAAATCTCCAGCGAGTTCGGTCTGCCACGACCGGAAAAGCTAGCCGCTGGAAAGTCTGAAGTGATCAACGGCCGCAAGTTCTTTGGGCCGCTCTACGTCTTCCGCAAAAGCAAGTTCACCGGCGTTGGGTTCGTCGACCAGGGTGCCGACGAAGGCAACGAAGTCACCATCGCGGCCAGCGCCGCAGGAGCAAAAACAATGTCCAAGTTTGAAGAGTTCGCGGCAAGTCTGAGCATCGACCTTGACCACGCCAGCGAAGACCAAAAGGCGCGACTTCAAAAACTGTTCGATCTGGAACAGGGCGGCAAGACCAGCGCTGAACTGAGCGGCGGCCGGCGGAAGTCGTTTGCGGAGGAAGCTGCCGAGGCTCGAAAAGACAACGAGCGCCAGGAAACCATTGCGAAGATGGGCCGCGAGGCCATGCGGGACTACCCGCTCTACATCGACCAGATTGAGCGAGCGGTTACGGACGCGCACGCTTCCAACATGAGTGCCGATCAGTTCGAGTTGGAATTGCTTCGCGGCCTGCGGACGAAGACCGGAACTTTCGTCTCACGTCAGACCGGCTCTGGCAACGATCCGAAGGTGATTGAGGCCGCGCTAGCCATGCAATCCGGCTTGCCGAACTTGGAAAAGGTCTACGGCGAGCGAGTTCTCGACGCCGTAGACCGCTCGGGACTTCGCACTGGATTCAGTCTCCAGCAAGCGCTGCTGCAGGCCGCTCACGCCAACGGCTATTCCTGCCGCGCGGGCGAGCGAATCACCGTGGGCAATATCCGCTCGGTGCTTGAATACGCATTCCCGCCGGTCATGGCTCGCATGTCTGGGTTCAGCGCAACGACCTTGCCCAACATCCTGGGCGCTGTTGCGAACAAGATGATCCTGGCCGGCTACATGGAATCGGAAAACTCATGGAGGGAACTGGCCGAGATCAAGCCGGTTTCGAACTTCTACACGCAAAACCACTACCGAATGCTGGACAGTCTTGAATACGAGGAAGTCGGCAGCGGTGGTGAGTTGCATCTCGGGACGCTTGGCGAGGAAACGTACACCAGCCAAGCCAAGACCTACGGCAAAATGCTGGGCATCACCCGTACTCAAATCATCAACGACGACTTAGGCGCGTTCGGTGACTTGCGTTCTCGTCTCGGCCGTGGTGCCGCGAAGAAGTTCTGCAATGTCTTCTGGGCCGCGTTCATGAACAACTCGTCGTTCTTTACGAGCGCCCTAACTAACTACATCGAAGGATCGACGACGAACCTTGGAACCGATGGCGTTGGCCTGGGGCTGGGCGTCAAGCAATTCCGCAAGATGACGACGCCATCGGCTGATGGCACTAAGCGGGTCGGCGTTTCGACTCGGCCCACCAAGCTGCTAGTTCCGCCGGAACTGGAAACGATTGCCGACGCCCTTTACATCGCGCGCAACCACGATCAGGTGGCCGTCAGCTCGGTAAACGTCCACGCCAACAAGTACCGCCCGATCGTTGAAAACCGTCTCAGCGATTCGGCTTTCACCGGCTACAGCACCACGGCTTGGTTCCTTTTCGGCGACGAAATGAAGCCGATGCTCGTCACGTTCTTGAACGGGCAGGAGTCTCCGACAGTCGAGAGCACCGACGCCGATTTCAGCACGCTCGGAATTCAGTTTCGAGGGTATCACGACTTCGGCTGTGACAAGAGCGAATACCTCGCCGGCCTCAAGAGCAAGGGCGCGACGTAATGCATGTTTTGATCAAGACCAACATCGGCACGAACGACGGCTGGTGTCCTCCGTTCATGGACGGAGAGACACACAAAGTCGACGACGCCATTGGAAAGCGGCTCATTGCAAGCGGGTGGGCGGTGGAAGTCGCCGACCGACCTGTCGAGCCAGAAGAACCAGAAAAACCGTCTCGGCCGCAGGCCAAGAAATCCAATCCCGAAAAGTAAAGGAACTTCAAAATGGCACAGACTGCTGCCGTCCCTGTTCACTTTCCAGGCGAACGCATCGACCATACACCAGGCTCGGCAGTGACGCCTGGTCAGGTGGTGGAAATCGGCGGTCACGCATTCGTCGCCGACGTGGCCATTGCGGCCAATACACTTGGGTCACTGCCTGCTGTCGGCGTGTTCGACGTTCCCAAGGCATCTGGCGAAATCGCCGCTGGTGCTGACGTGTACTGGGACAACAACGGCACGCCGAATGTCGGCGATGCTTCCAGCGGTGCGGCCACTGGCACGGCAACCGGCAACACGCAGCTCGGCATGGCCGTTGCTGTCGCGCTTACGGGCGCTACCTATGTCCGTGTTATGAAGCGCACGGCCGCGAACTCGACGGCCGTGCCAGTCTATGGAGTTGAGGCCGTTACCGCAGCTGGCACGGCTCAAGCCAATGCCACGGCAGTTGGCGCGGCGACGACTCTCGCCATCGTCACCGGCACCAACGGCACCTTGAGTGTCAAGCTGCCAGCCGGTCTTGGCAACGGCACGTGCATCGTGGTCAAGAACATCGAGACCAACGTGTTGAAGGTGTTCCCTGGAAGTGGCGAGGCAATCAATGCGCTCTCCCTGAACACTGCCATCAGCATGGCCAACAACACCATCGCCACGTTCTTCAAGGGCAACCTGACGACGTGGTACACGCATCCGCTGTTGCCTTCGTAATGACTTTGCCCCCTCGCTCCAACCCGGTCGGTCACGCTCACGACCGGCCGGGTTGCTTTGTTTTATGCCGACCAACTTCGACGAAATGTTCGCCGAGAAGTGTTCTCCGATGCTCAACGATTTATTCGGCGAGTCGGCGACTTACTTTCCGTGCAATCGTCTGCCGAGTGGCCGGGCAATCACCGTTCGCATCAACCGCAACCGTGCGGAGCGCAACGACCAAGGTGTCATGGTTCCCATGCTGACCTTCACTGTGATCGACAGTAGCACGACCGGCATCAGTCGCAGCGAAGTTTCGATTGGCAGGGACCAGATTCTTTTGAAGATCGAGCCGAACGGAGAGTCGGAGCGGCGCACGGTGGGCGCGATTGTCGAGGAGTCGGGCGGGGAACTGGAATTCATGGTGGGCTAAATGAGTGTTCGAGCTATCCGTCGAGATCGATCAGCAGCAACTATCAGCGGTCAAAGCTGCGCTGGGGCAGATACCCGGCGCGGTGCGTCGCGCGATGGTGGGTGCGCTGAACGACACGGCGAAGACGGTGCGCGCCGGTATTTCCAAGGATGTTCGCAGGCTGGTGAACATCAAGAAAAAGGACATCGACCAGTACCTCAAGATCAAACTGGCGCACCCAGCGTCCGCTCCGTCCGCTCTTGTCACGGTCGAGAAATCGGCGCGTCTGCCTCTCAAGTATTTCGGCGCTCGCCAGAACGCCGCCGGTGTGAAGTACAAGATCAGCAAGGTTGGCAAGTCAAAGAACTTCCTGCCGTCCGGGTTCATGGGACCGAAGCCAGGGGCGATTGCTCGCCGGCTCGGCGGTCATGTCTTCAAGCGAGTCGGCACGAAGCGGCTGCCAATCCGAAAACAGTACGGCCCTTCCGCCTGGGGAGTGGTCGCGAAGAACGGACTCGATGCGCAGGCCGCGAAGGACGGCCAAGCCATTCTTCGCAAAAACATCCAGCGTCGTCTCAACGAGGGCCTGCTCCGTGTAGCAGGTAAGATCCGATGACCGTCGCCACTCGATATCCCGTCGTCGAGAGAATCGCACAGCTTCTCTACGCGCGCCTGGAGTTGCTGCTCTACGGTTCGTTCAACACTCGCGCCTCGGCGATTGTTCGCGCTGCCGAGCACTTCCGCGCCACGAAGCCCGGCGAACTGACCGGCGCTTTTCGATTGCAAGATCGGCTGGTGCTGTTGTCGCACTCTGACGCCGACGTAGGCAATGCGGAGGCGGCATCCCTGGGGATGCTCGAAAACATGCAGCGATTCGAGGCGGCTTGCTTCGTCATGCCGAGCGGCAACGACAAGACGCCTACCGACACGATCGTCAACGTGTTCGCTGCGGACGTGAAGAAAGCCATCACCGCGGCGGAATCGTCCAGTTACGACTGGGCGCAAATGAACGGCCTGGCGATGAACAGCCGGTTACAGCCGGTGGTCAAGTTCGACTCTGCCGACTGGTGGGGCTGCATTGTGCCGCTGGTGGTCGAGTATCGCACCGACGAAACAAACCCCTATCAAGTGAGGTAGGTTCATGCCGCTACTCACCAAGAAAGTTCAGCTCATCGCAAAGGTCGAGGGGACCGTCGGCACGGCCGAAAGCCTCAGTACCGCAGATGGTGAATTCAACGCCTACGATATCGTGATTCAAAAGGCGATCGAAGTTCAGCAGCGCCAGCAGCAAGGCAGTTTCTCGAAGATCCCGAGCGTGCCAGGTGCTCGCGCTGGCCGGGTCACGTTCTCGATGGATGTGATTGGCGGCGCATCTGACCCGCCTTGGGCCGCGACGTTTCTGCCGGCTTGCGGTTGGGTGGGCAGTTCGCACGTTTATACGCCGGTCAGCGCTCCCCCTGGTTCTGGCAACGTCAAGACAGTAACGATTGGCGTCTATCAGAACGGCATGCGTAAGGTGCTGCGCGGTTGCATGGGCTCCTGGTCGCTGACGTGGGTAGCTGGCATGCCCATGCGGATCAACTTCGACTTCATGGGCATCTGGGTTGCGCCGACAGATACCGCGATGCTCTCCGTCAACTATCCGACGACGCTCCCGCTGCGGTTCGCCTCGAGCGCAATCACGCTCAACTCATCTTCGCTCGCGCTCAAGACGCTCACGATCAACTCGGGAAACAACGTCGTGATGCGCGAGGATGCGAACGACTCGAGTGGCTACGCTTCCGCGATTGTGACCGACCGCACCGTGAACGGCAGCTTCGACCCGTACGCGGAACTTGTCGCCACGCGCGACGATTGGGGGCTGTTCCTTGCTGGCACGGAGCATGCCTTAGCGGCGAGCATTGGCTCTGGCGGCGCTGGCGTGGCGATTGCCGCGCCGAAACTCCAGCGAATCAACGTGCAAGACGAGGACGACGACGGCAAGCGCCGCAACACAATCGAGTTCCAGTGCAACGCCTCGGCGGACGCTGGCGACGACGAATTTTCCTTCACGATTTCACAGTAGCAGAACATGAAACGCGCTCTCGAACCTGGGGCAAAAATCAAAATCGCACTGGAAGGCGACCGGCCTTTGACGGTTGTTTTCCATTCGCTCTCGCTGCGTGACTATCTCGCGTTCTGCGAAGAACTAACGAGCGTCGACAACAGCTATTCCGGCATGTGCAAGCACTTCGTTGGCATCGCCAAGAAATACGCGAAGTCGATTCTCGAAGGCGAGACAGAGCACTCAGTCGACGAGATTGATTTGCTGCTTGGTCCTGCTGACGTGCGCGATGTGGTCTTGGAATTCCGCGACGCTCACTTATTGAGCTATGAGGATAAAAAAAAATACGAGTCGCAAGCCTCATCCATTTCGGACAACTCTGTTCAGAGTGCGTAGGGTCTTGCCGGCAAACTGTCAACGACGGAATGCCTGTACTGGTCGAGTGCCCTGGTTGCTCGGAGCGCGGATGCGAGCGATGCAACGGCGTGGGCTCGTTTGAGTTGAACGGCTGTCCGTGTGCCTTTGTGGGAGACGAGATTTGGCAGGCGATTGACCTTGCCGACGACTACGAAAAAGGATTGCCGCCGGTTGCTGGCGGAACCTTGGATCAGTCGCCTTGGATCAATGCACTGAGGCGGCGAGTGGTGAACGAACGCGAGCGCGTGAAGCTGGAGTTAACGCCGCATGGCCGGTGATATCACGATCAAGATTGGCGGCAAGTCGACGACGCAGCCGGCCGTGGATCGATCAATCGGCGACCTCAAGCGCTTGCAGGGCGGAGTAGCCCAAGTCGGCAAAACCTTGGGCGGGCTCAAAGCCGGGCTGGCAGGATTCGCTACGTTGTGGGGACTCCGCCGAATCTCGTCGGGACTTCACAACGTGCTCGGCAATCTTGACGAGATTGGCGACCGACTCGGTGGCACGTTAGGCGCACAAGCGCACCAGGCATCGGACGCATTCGGCGACTTGCGCGACGAGCTCCGTGGCATTACCGATGAGATTGCCGGGCGCATGTCTCCCGCCATGACCGTGTTTGCCCGCGACCTGAAAGAGGCGGTTGCCGGCACTGGTGCGCGTGATGGCTTGGGCGATTGGTTCGAGGAAAAGACGAATCAGGCGTCGGTGCTGATTGAGAAGATGCAGGAGTTGCACCAGCAGAGTGCACTCGCCGGAATCGGCATCAAGGATGCTCTGAAATTCGACCCGATTTTCGGCGCGTTCGAGAGCATCATGGCGCTTGGCGGCAGCGGCAAGACGGGAAGCAGAAAAGTTGAAGCGCTGAAAAGCGAGAACGCCGAAGAGGCGCGCATCAAAGCGAAGAACGATGCGGAGCTCGCCGCGCAGGGTAAGGGGTTCGCCGAGCGCCAAGCGCGTGAAGCGGTAGAGTCCGCAGCGGCGGCGCAGCAGCGCAAAGCCCAAGCCGATTGGGATAAGTTCTCGGCGCCAGCAGTCGGCAAAGCTGCAGCCGGCAAATCGCCGAATTGGGGCGCGCTTGGCGGCCGTGGTATGGATGCGGCGAGGAAGGAATTCGACCGGGCGCAAAAAGACGCGCAGGCCGCAAAGCAAGACGACGCCGATCGACTTCGCGCCATGCTCGCACCGGCACCAGGCCTTGCGCCGCGCGAGGCAAACCGTTTGACGCGCGGGCTGGGCATGAACGTCGACCCTGCGGACCAACTTGTGTATCTCGCCAAAGAGGCGGCCAAGCGTGAGGAGGAAATGGTTAAGGCCGACAAGGCCGCGCAGAAAGCCCTTGAGAAGATCGCGGCTCAGCGTGGGCGGGGGGTCTTCTAATGGCGATTGATGTGCGGTTCGGCAGCAGCGGCAATGCGGACGGCGCAGAGGGCGACCAGAACAACGCCACTCGTGACAACGTGATTCCGTTCACGGCTGTTACCACGGCCGGCGAAACGGCTATGCAGGTACGCGCCGCAGTCGTCGAGGGCTATATCGGCACGCCTCACGCCGAAGACTTGTTTATGCGCGTGCGTTCGTGCCGCGTGAATCAGGTCACGCCGATTTATTTTGAAGGTGAGATTTCCTACGACGCGCTAGGACCGAACCAGAACGACCGACCCGAGAACCAGCACGCGCAAATCAGCAGCGTGATCGAAAAGGTCGACGAGCCGGTGGACGAAGACGCCAACGGCAACCCGCTCCAGAACAAAGCGGGTGAGCCGTTCGACCCGCCATTGACTCGACGATACTCAGATCGCGTTTTCACAATCCGAAAGAACGTCGAAGAATTTAACGCTGAATTCTTCGACCAGTACAACGACGTGGTGAACTCCGACGAATTCCTCGGTTACAAGCCGGGCCAATGCCTGATGGACGGCATCAGCGGAACTTTGGTATGGCAAGACGACTACGAGTATTGGGAAATCGAGGCAGTCGTGAGAGTGCGCCGTCCGCCGGCCGGCAGGCACCCGAAAAAGACTTGGTTCTGGCGCGTCCGCCACGAGGGCTATTACGTGCTCGCACCCGACGCCAACAACGTGCTAAAGGCGGTGCGACGACTGAGTCCACTCGACGGCCAGCCGTGCTCCGTGCCTCTGCCGCTCAAGGATGACGGCACCGCGGAAGATGATCCGACAGTCGGGCACTTTCTCGAATTCAAGCGATACGAAACGATGGATTTTGGAGCGCTGAACCTGATTTAGCGACTGGAGGCAGCATGAATATCATCGACTCAGTGACCAGATTCATCGAGCGAGTCATTTTCGAGGGCAGCGTTACGCTTCCTGCGGACTGTATTGGCGACGACCAGATTGCAGACGGCTCGAATATTGACCCCGCGAAGCTGGCCCAGCGTCCACTATTGCGCATTCCGCAGAACCTCGCCGAGTTCGTGATTCACGACGCACCGCAAACGAGACTTCCAGGTACACAATCCGGCGACGATCTTTGCATCGCAGGCACGTCCTACGGCAACACGTCGATTGAACTGAAGACCGGAAATCAGTCGGCGGACGGCAATGTCACGATGTACGCTCGCAAGAGCATGCAACTTCCGGGCAACTACGAAGCCGGGCAATCCGTCTCTATCGAAATCAAGGCCGGCATGGAAAGCAACGTCGCCGATGTCTATGCGGCCGTGCAAGTCGAGGCCCGACTCAGTGACGGCAACGGAGGCGTAAGCTCGGAATTGACGCTGACGGCTGCGCAGTCGATCAACAATACAACGGCTGCGGTCAAGACGTTCACGATCGACCCAACGAACTTAGTGCCAGGATCGACGCTCGATGTGCGCGTCGGCCTGGTCGTCAACGATGCCGCAACTGCTGGCCCGGTCGTGGGAGCCATCGGAAATATCACACTGCTCTGCGACACTCGGGGGTAGTCCGTGCGGAACATCATCACGGATCGAGACCGCGAGGTTTTCCGGCGTGACCACAAGTTGCTGCACGACCTGAAGGGACGGCGTAACTTCCATCGTCGACGCCAGCCTCTTGACCCGCCAGACGCCGGCATTCCCTTTCGCAACGAGACTAGCGAGACGATTCCGGCCTATGGGCTGATCGTCATAGCCACCAGCTTTGCGCGCGGCTGGTCGATTACTGTTGGCGGCAAGCCTGGACTTTCAACCGAAGTGACCTACGCGGCCAACGGTCCTATGCCGGTGCTTGCGGGCGAATGGGGGCGGTGCTATTGCAGCGGCATTGTGCCGTTGCTCCACGATGGCGCAGCAGCTCTTTCTCGCGGCGACACCCTTGGCGCGAAGCCCGGCCAGTGGTCCGCCGCCAAGGGATACCCGGCAATCGCAACCGTCACTGGTGATGCTGGTGAAAGCCCGTTCGGCGGCGATTTAGTTAAGGTGCAGTGGGGCACCGTGAATCGACTTCTGGTTAAGCTCCGCGCGACGAGCACGAAGAATAGCGCCACTCCGGTAACGTGCGATATTCTTTGGAGCAGCACGCCGGGGAGCGGCGAAACTGCTATCTCCGAAGCTCTGGTTACGATTTCGGCATTCAACAAGTTTGGCAGCCTGCCGGTCAATACGGTCGCATGGGCAGAGTCCAATAACGGCTATTGGTACATCGTTTCTCCAGTGGCCGGAACTGGCGGGCTCATCCGTTTCGAGCTTCGCAGCGCCTTGGCTCCCGGCAGTTCCGCCACCGCAGCCGTGCTCACCTGGGATACCGGATCATCGTCCTATATTCCACTACTCGACGACGAGGAAGACGAGATTCTGATTAACGTCGCGGACTTCACTTCGCCGGGGACGTGGCGCGGGCATGCGCCGGTTGTCGGCGGCCCGAACGGCTGCGAGGGCTGGTGCGTTCCGGTCTCGGATCGCACGTTCACGCCCACCGAATCCGTGCCCGATACGACGTGCTACGAAATTGTTTGGATGGAGATGAAGGCGCGGCACATCCATTTCAAGTTGCATGAAGCGATCGACACTCAGGACGCTAGCGCACTCGCGTACGTGGTGCGATGGGGCGACGGAATCAACCCGACCGACGACGCACTAGAAGATACGATTACGGTATTCAATCAGGTCGACGATTCGCCGTTCATGCCGGACAACTCGTATCGCTATCACTCGCTCACTGGATATGTCGGCGAGGCGGTCTATGACCCGGAGACCGACAAGTATTGGATCACGTCGCTTAAGACGCCAGCGCCGTTTATCTTCGGCCACCTGAATGCGGCTTGTAATCCAGGCGCGTCCGTGATGATGAGCCGTTGGGAGCACGACGACACGGACGGCTCGATTTACGACACGGGCGAGGATATCGAGATTTGGGAGACGAACCTAAACGACGGTGAAACGGCGATTGCCCAATACACTCGCGTTCAAGCGCACCTCAACGAGCGAGGTCGCTACATCATGGGCGTAGTCAACTGCCGGCCCGAGCTGCTTGCGAATCTTCCCGCAGTGCCGGAGTAGCGCAATGGCCCAGCGAAACGGACGATGCCAGACATGTTGCTGCCGGGTGTTCTCGGACGACTACAACCGCGAGAACAGCACGAACGTAGGCGACGACTGGACCGAGACCGACGGCGGCTGGGAGGTCGATGGCAACGCGCTCATCACCGAGGATTCCGACGCGCGGATTGACTGCGACCATGAGCACCCGGACGCGATCCCAGCGCACTATGTCGAGGTCGACGTGTACGGCACGGACGACGACGACGAAGCAAAAGTCTTTGTTGGCGATCACTACGCCAAGATCACCTTCGGCGACCCTAACGGCTGCCTTGGGCTCTACACGACGGCCGGCGATGTGCTACTGACAAAAATGCGCGTCAGTGCGCCGGCTGATATCTTCGCCACGCTCAAAGTATGGTACGGCGACGCGGACGGAGCCGATTGCAACTTTTCCGCGCAGTGGGACGACGGCGAAATTCTTTCCTACACCGTGACTAGAAACGGCAACGGCGTCGGCCTGGGAACCGGCACGATTACGGCTGAGGTGCGATTCGACAACTTCGTGTACGAAAAGCACTGGACCGAAGACCATCCAGACTGCCCGCGTGCGACGGTCGATATGTGCCCGATCCTGCACGACGACTTTACGCGCGCCAATGATACAAACGTCGGCTGCTCCTATACCGAAGTCTCCGGCGACCTGGAGATTGACACGAACGACGCCAAGACTTCGAGCGACAACGCTCAGCTTCTCATCGACACGATTCACCCTGAGATCAAGTCAACCGGCTCGATTCGAGTGGTGTTGTCTGGCGCGACGGATGACGTGTTCAAAATCTACGCCGCCGAAGACTTCTACGCGCAATTGATCCTGGGCACTTCCAAGACGCTCAAGCTATTCGACGGTGGCGGGGAGCTGGCGAGCATTCCGATCACAACCAGCACGACAGCCACGATTACCGTCTGTCTCTCGGATGCCGTGCTGACGGCGAATGTCGGCAGCACGCAGCTTTCGGCATCAGTCACCGCGCCGGCAGGGCCAAAGAAATGGGGCTTCGGCACTGGTTCGATTGCCGGAACGGTTTCATTTCTCACGGTCAGCTATGGCAAGTGGGGCTGCTACGAGTGCTACGACGATTGCTCTACGGAGTGCTGCGAGACTCAGTTTACCGAATACGTCGTCGACTTCGGCGCGGCTGGCTCTCTGACCGACGAAGAGTGCGACGCCTGTGATACGATCGGCGGTGAGTACACCGTGAGGCGCTACGATACTTCCTGCCAGTGGCGGTACATTGGCCCGACGATTTGCCAAGTTGAGGCGACGTGCCTCGATCCGCCGTTTACGCGCAACTTCGACGTGAGAGTCCGCTGGCAGCTTGATATCCTGGTTCCCTGCCAGTGGCGGCTGCGCGGGTTCGTCGAAGTCGACTCTGGCGACGATACGTGCTCGATTCCCACGAATGCCACCGCGACCTATCTCGGCCCGGCTGGGCTCGATGACTGCGAGGAGCTGCCGGTTACTCTGACGCTTCAGGCGGGCTCGACGACAGGTGGTGTTTGCAACGGCGCGTGGCCGGGGACGGTTACGCTTGAGGAGGCCGCGTAGTGGATTGCGCGTATGAAGCGACCGGCGCGAGTGGCGGCAAGGCGCACTATGTTTGCACGGTATGCGGTCACACTCGACGCTCGGCCTATCCGCCGAATCTGCTGCACCACTCTTGCAGCGATGCGCCGACGCAGAGAACCAAAGGGGTTGGCGACTTCCTCAAAGAATCGCTCGAGGGCGCTGGCTTCAAGCAAGGCGGCTGCGGTTGCGCGTCGATGCAAGCGAAAATGAACGCCTGGGGGCCTGCCGGCTGCATCGAGCACATGGCCGAGATTCTTGACCATCTACAGGCCGAGGCGACGAAGCGCAAGCAACCATTTGACCGCGACTTGGTGGAAATCGCCGTGCTGATGGCGATTGGCGGGGCGGAAGAGGCCAGCAGAGCCTCACAGGTCCATTAGGTCAACCGCCACCAGCATCCCCACCGCGGCGGCCGCTGCAAATGTGGCCAGCGTCAACTCAAGCGCTGTCGACCCCATTGCCATGATGACCAACAGCCCGTTGCCGGCCTTGTCGTCTGATTTGTCGAGCACGGCAAAAAGGGTGCTCGTGTTGAGAAACAGAATCAGCCAGACGAGGCAACCCCACAAGAGCATCACAAGACCGGCGAGCCTTAACGCTGTGCGGCTGCGCGGGGCCGGCTGCTGGCGATTCGTCGGTACGCTTGGCGGCCCCTGCCCGGGCTGCCGCTTCGTCACAGTGAACCGCTGTTGACAGTGAGGGCAGATTACGGCCGGAGTGTTGGCAGGGACGATGCAACCGCCGTTGCAATGCGGGCAAGTCGCGTCTGCCATTGGCTTCTCCCTCCCTGTTAGGTGAAAGGATCGAGCCTACCGCTGGGAGAGGGGCGGGTCAAGGAAATTGCCACCCTCCCCGTTAATTCCGCGTTAGCCGGGAAACCGCATAATCCAGCGGAGGCGGAATGTCGATATCGAAAATGGGAAGGTCGGCAATCGCGACCTTTTAGGGGGCGACCCGCCAGCGGTGGCGTCGGGCTACAGGCTGGCGGGTCGCTTTTTCCCTACGTCCAAAGGCTCGGCGGCTCAGTCGGCTCTGCCGCGCAAATCTTATCTACCTTGTAGTGCTGATAGAACATTCTCGGCGACGAGTGCCCAAGGGACTCCGGGCCGGCTCCGGGCCGCTCACGCTCGCAATACGAAGCCGATCCACGGCGAATCCACCGGCTTGTCCCGCCAACACCGGCCAGCGATGCAAGCTGCTTGAACGCGCGGAACCACTGCCGGCGCTTGATGCGAATGCCCCAAATGTGTCTTCTCGCAGGGTCATGAAATGAATCGATCAGTGATAGTGTTTCGCTTGAGAATTTCCTGCGCACGATGCGTCCCGTTTTGTTCTGGACGATGGAAATAAACCCGCCAGGCTGAATAAATGCACGCTCGAACGTGAGGATGTCGCCAAGCCTGAGGGTCGACTCCCACTTTGCCGGCAACAGGGACGACCAGTAGCCGGCCCTGGGGACTGCCGTGCCGCGAAAGTTGCCGGGCAGCGCCTTCGCGGTGGCGATCAGCGCGAGCATGTCTTCGCGCAAGTAGCCGTCAATCACGCGGTCGACTGTACGGATTGGGCGGAGCTTCCGCGGTGGCTGTGAGACTAACGAATCCGCAAAGGCTTCCAGCCAAATCGTCTTGAGCATCCTGCGTCGACCGGCGATGGTTTCCCGAGCAAATCCCTGCTCGATCATCCAAGCCAGATACCGATTCACCGTGTCGTCGGTGAGGTCGGCAAACTGTGCTTCGCGCCCAAGAAACTCGCCGAACTTGTCGACGCAGTTGCGAAGCTGAAAAGCGTAACCCTTTGATACATCTCTGGATAAACAATACGACCCTACGTAAGCGCGCATGGAATCACCTTAGGGAATAGGGGGAAGTGACTAAACACGCTGTCTCAAGTCTTCCCCACGAAATCAGCCTGTGCCGGTCATCCCTGTGAAAACACGCCTCCGCGGTCCTGTACGTTCCCTTACAAGTGGCACCCTTATTCGGTGCCGTTATCTCGACAAGGGAACGCATTATCCGAGCAGTCTAAAAGGTCTTGTAGCTATGCACTTAGGGCGATTAGCTCAGTTGGTTAGAGCGCCAGCTCGACAAGCTGGAAGTCACAGGTTCGAGCCCTGTATCGCCCACTGGAATGCCCTCCCTTCAGAAAGGTAGGTCAGAAAATGGACTTCCCGGTTTACGTGATTCTCGATGGCCGTGGCGTGTCCGAAAACGGCAGTGGCAAACTACTGTTCTCCGGCACTCCAAAATTCCACGTTCTCGACTTCGACGGCCAGCCGTGCCTGCCGTTGTTCGAGTCTCTGTTTGAAGCGGAGGCCGTCGCCAAAGACGGCGGCTTAGTCGGTCGATCTCCTATCACTGCGTTTGATCGGGAGAGGCTGCATGCGGTCTTGGTGGATCTTCGCGCGGCAAATCCCGATCTTGAGCTGGCGAGTTACCGTCGCCGGATTTACCGGATTGAAGATCTTCAGGCGTGGCTGGCTCGATCCAGCGACACGCCGGCAGAAACTTCGCCCACCACGGATCAGTCGAGTCAACCCCGAGAACATTTGAACTGAACTTGGCTTTTCCACTCATTTGATCCTCAGGTGAATTGAGACAACGGGGAAACCGAACCGACTTGGGCGGCAGCGAAAGCTGGCAGGGCAGCGAATTCCCCTGTGTTCAAACGCCCTTGTCGGTTCGGGAATTGTAAATTATTCGCAAATCCGTACAATAGGCGACATGTCTATGGCACTTGTTGATACCGATAAGCTGCTCACGCCGTACGAGGCTGCGCCCATCATGGACATGAGCCCACGGCGTGTGCAGAAACTCTGCTCCGAGGGTCGCCTCGGATTCAAGGTCGGCGCTCGCTACCTAATTACGACCAAGCAAGCGCGGGAATTTAAGGCGAATCCACCAGGGCGACCATCTACGAAATAGCCGAGAATTGCC